ACAGAAGGTTCAGTCGATGCAAACTTAGCATTTGTAAGCGGATTTGTCGGTAAGATAATGGGTTTCAATGTATTTGAAAGCAATAACCTATATCAGACAGGTACAGCACCGAATTACACGACTCGTTGTATAGCAGGTGTACAGGAAGCAATAACACTTGCAGAGCAGATAGTCCATACAGAAGCATTCAGACCAGAAGCCAGTTTTTCTGATGCTATGAAGGGCTTACATGTATACGGTTATAAAGTTGTACAGCCAGAAGGATTAGTACAGTTAGTATTAACATATGCAGCAGAAACAACCTAAGATAGATTAGGTTAATAAAAGTTTTTTAACAAAGGGAGTGAATATAAATGGCAGCTTTAACAGCAGCAACAATGGTTAGAGATGGATCGGTAGCATTCTCACCGACAGCGTTAACTACTACACTTGTAACATATACTTTTGATCAGCCAGTGGATGATAAGTTCTTTGTATATATGGAAATGACATCTACTACTAATGGTCAGGATCTAATATTTACAGTTGCAGCAGGAGAACTAACATCAGAAAAAGGTGCATTCCGTAAAGGAATCGGAGCATTGACAGTAACCTTATCTTCAACAGGAGCAACCACAGCATATAGAACATTGGTTGGTCCGCTTGAAACATCAAGGTTTGCACAGAGTTCAGGTAATATATCAATAGCAGTTACTACATCGGGTGCAGGAGTAGTCGGCTTTATTGGCGTGGCTAAAATGCCTTATGTAATATTTTCAGCATAAAGGGAGTTGAACGATAATGAGCGAAACTCCAGATCTGAATAAAAAAATAACAAGGATAATGACAAGCATTGAAACTATAGACAGTCAGAAGTTTGTTGACGGCTCTGCTGTTGGTAGTGAAATATCATTCGCTTATCCGACATCATCAGTCGTTAGCACATTAGTTTCAGCATCAATAGAACAGCCAACAGGTAACATATTTAAAACACATGTTGCCTATATTGACAATCCTTCTACAGTAACGGATTTGACAATGACGTTTTTTGATGCATTCAGCACAGCAGCAACGCCATATGAATTATGGTCAGAGGTAATACCTGCCAAAGCAAGCACAGAGGCAGGAGCAGGCAAGGTTATTGTACTGTTAAGCGATTTATTTGTTGGCGGTGCGTTGACCGTAGTAGCAAGTAATGACACAGTATTGGGTGCAGGATTTACAGCAACACTAAGCTTGAAAAGTGTGTAAGGAGTAATTTATATGGCTAATCCAAGATATGAGCCGAGATATAACAATCAAATAAATATAGATTACGATAACCCTGCAAGAGCAGGTGCAAAGAGAATGGCGAATTTTTCTTCTGTACCTGCTAATCCCGAAGACACATCATGGCAAGATTGTATAAGAGGTTGGGATGCATCGTTCGTTGAAAGTCCTTGTATCACAGGAAATGCAGGTGGAGCGGCAGATATTAAATTATTCTTTGGTGCAGGATATGACGGCACTGATTTTGATTTCTATACAGGTGGCGTTAAAGATACAGCAACATATGTACATGCGGATGGTTGGCTTATACCTGCTGATCCGATATACAACATTATACTAAACGATGGAACGACATTTCCATGTTCAGAAGGTGCAGGAAATTACCTTCATACCGTTGATACAGCAGGTGTTCTGCTTATTGAGGGTACTACGTCAAATGTATGGGACGCTACACAAAATTTCTATCACTATAACATTACTTCTGGCTATAACAAGGTTAGTATCAGTAATGGTACGGATGATTATATTGATACAGGAATTGTTCCAGTAGATAATGAAAATTGGTATTGGGAAGTTAAAGGAAGGTTCAATGATTTATCGACTGATTCTTGGAACGGTTCATTTGAAACCAACGAAAGATTTTATTGGGGAAGCATCCCAGCAGGTGTTTGGGCTTTACGATATAAGACAGATACCGATAATAGTATTGTTAGTTCAGATACTGATTTTCATACTTTTAAAGTTACTGGTAATGGTAAATTTTATATAGATACTATTCTTATAGCTGATAAATCAGCAGCGTCTGGTGCTTTTTCGTCAAACAGCATTTATCTTCACGCATTAAGCAATGATGAAGTACCTATAAGCTTTTGTAATTTCACATGCTATTCCTCAAAAATATACAATGCATCAGGAGTATTAGTCCAACACCTTATACCACAATCAGATGGGAAAATGTATGACTTGGTAACAGAAACAATATTCTCCAATGCAGGAACAGATTTAGACTATGGCGAAATTCCAGCATTGAACGATGGAAGTGCAGACGCATTAGGGCAAGCAATAGAATATCCATATATACCACAAGGGCATAACGGATGTTCAACTAAATTCACTATGCCAGCAGGTAACACAGCTTTAATTGCTGCTGATTATGACAATCTATGGTATGACGCTACACCAGACCCGATAGCAAACACATTCCAGAATATCCCTACAAGGATAGGACAGAATGATTTGACTGGTAGGTATGGTGGGATGTTGAGCGATACTAACGGTGACGGGCTACCAGATGGGTTCACTGCTGCAAATTCTACAGGTTTAACATTAATTAATAATGTTCTATCATTTACAGCAACATCATCAGGTGGTCAGGTTAATGTACCATCAGGCATAGGCACAATAGTGGGACATGAATATTATATGAGGGCGAGTATTGATGCGGATAGTAGTAATGTAGGTTTAGCGACAGAAGTAGGAACATTAGGCATTGCACATAGTGGCGGTGGTGAATATGAAGATTTATCTTTTGTATTTACGGCAACCAGTACAGCACAATTAGCACGAATTATGGATATTAATTCTACAGGATGGCAAGCTGTGCATGTAAAGGATTTAGCATATTTTGATAAAACAGATTTGTTCAAAAGTCTGCATATGTTGATACCATCACAAGATATATTAGACAGAGATTACTTAAAATATTTAGGTATGGACATAGCAACAGCAAAAGACCAGACAGCTAAAACAGCTAAAGGCATGACAGTGTACCATCGGAAACAAGATGAATACGATAGCACAATAATTCAACGCAGAAAGGGGATAACTGAATAATGGTTAAATTAGTTAATAGCACAGGTAAATGGTTTAGTACAGTAGATAAAGTTAATCTTACCCTGCAGAATGTAACAGATACCGTTAATGCAGGTGGTGAGATATATAACTATCCTATTTTTGCGAGAATGACAGATGCTAAGTACAATGTTAATGTACCTGATTGGTTATATGCCTATGCAGAAGATGAAGAACCGATAAAGGTAAAAGATTGGCTGACGACTAAAGGCAAATTCATTGATGGATATTGGTATTGTATTCTTAGCCATAAAAAAAGCTGGATTAAATGTTCAGATGCATTAGAAATTGCTAAGATTTCTGGCGTAACATTAATGCACGAAAGCGGTTATAAAGCTGTAGTGCAGAGTATCGAGGAGTAGAAAAAAATGATTGCAACATTAGATGAAATTAAAATATTATTACAAATTTCGACCACATCTCAGGATGGATTGATAAGCATAAACATTCCGATAATTGAGGATGAAATTCGGGAGCATTGCAATAATGGGTTCAGAAATAGTAAAGTTTTAATTTCATCTTCTGATATTTCTTTCGATAGAGTATCGACAGGTGTTGATACCATCGATTTAGATATCGGAACGAATGAAGATGGATTTATCGAGGCGAATTTCAAAGCAGGTAATACTGTCCAAGTTCAGGGGTCATATAATAACGATGGTTTTTTTGATATTGAGACAGTAACGAGTACAGCACTAACATTATATAGTAGTGGGAACAGACCATATTTTCAGAATTTAGTTGATGAAGATGAGGCAATTTATATCCAGATTAATCAGGTTGATTATCCATCGGCATTGAAAAATATTATGGCACAGATGGTTAAATACAAGACGAAAAATTATGATTATAGTATTGAATCTGAATCTGCGTCAAGGTATAGCAAAACAAATACCAAGGCTGATAATATGATAAGTGGTTACCCGAAAGCGATTATCACTGCTTTAAATAAATTTAGGCAGGTGCGTTTTGTATGAGTATAGAAGATTTCTATATTGATTTATTTATAGTTGAGAAAAGCACATCGGGGCAATCGGCGTTGGGTTCATGGAAACCAGTCTGGAGTTCGACAGGCACATTTTATGGTTGGATAGATTATTTATCTGGGCGTGAAGTGTTAATCGGTTCGCAATATGTTGATAAAGCAACACATATAATAGGTTGCTCATCGACTAATAGTTGGATAACAAATAAGCACAGGATAAAAGATTCAGATGGATTAATATTTCGGATATTACATCCTCCAGATAATATAATGAGGATGGATCATCACGACGAAATATTACTTGAATATAATGAGACGGATAATAAATCCACATAGGGGGCATTATGGCTTTAGAATACGAATCCAATATGGATAAAGGCAAATTATTAGTTGAGGATTTAGAGTATAGAATTTTAGAGGCTATCGGAATTCATATTGATGGTAATGCTACTGAATTAGCACCGACAGGTCGGTATCCGAGTGGCAAGACAGGTGGCCATTTAAAAGGTAAGATTAGGCATTTTGTAGATAGAAACAAAAAAAGAACATATGTCGGTACAGATGTGGATTATGCGGTTTATGTTGAAAAGGGTACGGGAATTTATGCAATGGATGGTAACGGTCGGAAAGATGGATGGTTTTATGTTGATGATATGGGAAATGGACATTTCACTCATGGTATGAGACCGAGACCATTTTTGACACCTGCTGGCGAAGATGTCGAGGGTATAAAGACGGTAGCAAAGGCGGTGAGGTTCGGCAATGTCATTGGTTAGTTTTATAACGGCAGTAACAGTAAAGATAAGAGCATTATCAAGTGCGAGGGTTTTTTATGGTGACAGAATAGATCCCGACACACCGATACCATATATCAGTTGGGTATATAGGTCAACCAATGCTATTGAGACTATGGAAGATTTTATAATTGAGGTTGATATAACTGATAGTGGCGAAGATGCGACATGGATTGAGGGAATGGTCGATTTATTAGATGGTGACGGAGATATAGATAATCCGACAGGTCTAAACTATTGGGATTCAGGGGCAGGTGGGACGCCGTCATTTAGATGTTATCGGATTAGTAGGTTAACTATACCTGCATTAGATAGCACTCTCCTAAGGCGTCAATTACGGTATAGAGTAAGGGTTTACAGTTTATAGTTTATAATGAAGGGAGTGAGCAATAATGAGTTCTCCAAGAGATATTATGCTCGGTGCGGGAGTTTTCAGTTTTGGTGAGGCAGCAACTACATCATCATTGACAGATATAGCAGTTACAAGGGGTGGCGGTAATTTTAATATTACCAGAGCTTACAGAAATATGGTTGCGGATGGTGATAGGGGTCCTGTAAAAGGCAGAATCGAAATTGATGAGGAAATTACGATATTGACGGTAAGGGCATTAGAGATGTTACCTGCCAATATTAATGATTTCTATCCGGCAATGAATAGTTCGGCAGGGGCGGCAGCGACGATAATCACATCGACAATGGAAATAGCAGATGGTGATTATAAAAAGGTTAGGTTTACAGGAAAGACCAAGGGTGGAAATGCGATTATGATAACAGTTGATAATGCGATAAATTTAGATCCATTGAATTGGGATTTATTGGATAAAGAGGAGGTCGTACCAGAATTGAAATTTACGGCAACATCTTTAGAGGCGACAACTTCGGTTATGAGTTGGGATATTGAATACGCAACCACATAAAATATAAAGGGAGCAGAATAATGGCAGATATTAGGACGTTAAAAACAAAGCATATTTCGATGGTCAGTCTATTGGTTGATGATATGGATATCGTGATTAAATTCAGAAAAGATATGACGCAGACAGAATTTGGATATACCCTTGCTTTAGAGGTTATAAGGAAAATCCATAAGGGTGAAGATTCCTTATATAATTTGGTGGGCAGTATGGTTGGGGTTGATCCTGCGGAAGTGCCTGACATGGATTTGATGAATTTAATCGGTGTTATAAAGGAGATTTACAAAGCGATAGAAAATTTTATGTCACCGCCAGAAGATACGGCGAAAGTGGTGGATTTAGTCAGTCCGAAGTAGTCCATTTATTAGCATCCAATTATGGCGATTTGTCTTACATTATGAATTTAGATTTTAATAGTGGATTGTCATTATTGGGTGAAATAAAAAAGCAGAAGATAAAACAAGATGATTGGGATTTATATTGCTCAATGTATCCACATTTCGATGAAAAGACTTTTATCGGCTTTGACGTCTTTTGTGAACAGAGACATCCCACATTGAGCAAGCAATCAGCAGAGGAAATTTATGCCGATGTAGCTGAAATACGTAAAAAACAAGGGTGGAAGTAATGAGAGCAAAATGCGGTTGTGGAAAAAATTTCGTTGCAAAGTTAAAAAGAATAATGAAAAACGAGGACATTCAGGATATTTATTTTGAGTGTCCTCGTTGTAAAAAATATTATCATGTGGCATTTACCGATTCTGAGGTTAGGGCATTTGACAAAGGGATGCAAGTCATACGAGAGCAGTTATTGGATGATAGAAATAACATGGATTTATTTGAGCAATTACAAAAGATGATGTTGAAACATAAAGAGATGATTGACGAATTAAATTTTGGGGGTAGGTGTTCGGAATGGGAGTAGGGGCATTCGAGGCATTTAAGATGTTTGGATCGTTTGATTTGCGAGGTGGCGAGAATGTCAATAAGCAGTTAGACGGCATTGATAAAAAGAGTGGAAAAACGGCGAAATTCTTTAAAGGTATTGGAAAAACAGTTGCAGTTGCAGGGGCAGCGTTTGTTGCTTTTGGTGCTGTAGTTGGTGGCAAGGCAGTAAAAGCAGCAGAGAGTTTTGAAATAGGTATGGCGAATGTCAGTACTTTATTAGGTGGAGATGTAACTAAACGGATAGGGGAGTTAAAGGGGAATGTTCAAGATTTAATGCAGACCACAGGATTATCTGCGGAAGTATTGCAAGATGGATTATATCAGACTATATCGGCGTTTGGTGATACGGCTGATAGTATGGGAATATTGGAAACAGCATCTAAGGGTGCGACAGCAGGAAATGCGACGGTTACAGATTCCGTTAATTTATTATCTGCTGTTATGAAAGGTTACGGAGATGTTTCGCAAGAATCTGCTGATAAGGCATCAGATTTAGCATTTTTAACTGTTAAATTAGGACAGACAACATTTCCAGAGTTGGCAAGTTCAATGGGAAAAGTTATTCCGATGGCAGGTGCATTGAATGTAAGCCAAGAGGAATTATTCGGTTCGATGGCTACACTTACAGGAGTTACAGGAAATACAGCCGAAGTATCTACCCAGTTGAGAGGAACATTACAAGGATTGATGAAACCATCGGCAAATATGACTAAGGCACTTGAAAAATTAGGTTATGAATCAGGAGCGGCGGCACTTGAGGAATTAGGATTACAGGGAACATTAGATGCATTAGGCGATACAGTCGATGATGATCAAATAAAATTAGCGGGGTTGTGGGGTAGTGTTGAGGCAGGTACAGCGGTTATAGCTTTGACAGGATCACAGGCAAAGAATTTCACAGAAAAAACAAAGGCAATGGGTGATGCTGTTGGAGCAACCGAGGAGGCTTTTGTCAAACAATCAGGTACATTCAAGGCAAGTATGGCAAGGATGAAGGAAACAATAAATGTCAATTTAGTAAAGATCGGCGAGCGATTATTACCAGTAGTTGAAAAGTTAATGAAAAGCTTAATGAAGATAGTTCCTCCGTTGATGGATTTCATTGTTCCATTAATAGATAAATTAATGCCTGTAATAGAAGTTATAACGACAAAATTATTACCAGTATTCTTAGGGTTATTGGATGCGTTTTTACCAGTATTAGATCCAATAATTGATATATTTATGTTTCTTATAGATAATGCTTTATTACCTTTAATAGATTTATTATTGCCATTGATAAAACAAATAATGCCAGTATTTATAAAGTTATTAGATATGCTTATTCCAATTTTAAAACCATTATTGGCGGCGTTTTTTACATTGGTTGAGGCGTTATTACCTCCATTAATAACAGTAGTGTTGAAATTAGTCGAGGCGTTTATGCCTTTGATTGATGCAGTATTGCCGATAATAGTTGAATTATTAGATATTATGATGCCTATATGGTTGCTATTAATTGATGCGTTATTATGGATGGTTGATAAGGTTCTGCCATTAGTAATAGCTTATTGGACATGGATAGCAGAGAAGGTTTTTCCTTTAGTATTAAATGCGTTAAAAAAGGTTAAACCAGTAATTGATAATATCGTTAAATGGTTTAGAGAATTACCTGCGAAGATTCCGGGCATTATTGAGGATTTGAAAGCTAAAATGGCTGCCGTTTGGGATAGAATCAAATGGTATGTAGAAAAGATTTTTATACAAATTCGAGGCGGGATTTTAACTAAGTTTTATAATATCAGAGATGGTATCAAAGATATTGGGACAAAGATAAAAGATGCTGCAAATTTAGTGTTTGATAATGTAAAGACAGGTATCACCACAAGAATTGAAACAGCAAGGGATACTGTGAAAAAAGTTATAGATAAGATAAAGGGGTTCTTTAAATTCTCATTAAAATTGCCAAAAATCAAGTTACCCAAAATGCCAAAATTCACACTAAAGGGTGCGTTTAATTGGATGAGTAAGTCCGTTCCTAAGATAGGGATTAATTGGAAGGCGAAAGGTGCGGTATTAAACAGACCAACTATATTTGGGATGAATGGCAATGAGTTAATGGGTGGAGGAGAGAGAGGCAAAGAGGCAGTTGCTCCGATAGAGACATTACAGCAATATATTAAAACAGCGGTTAATGATGCAAATGGAGGCAGTCCAAATATAGTTATAAATGTAAACGATGCAAAATTATTCAATATGGACGATGGTCGGAAATTAGCTAATTTAATTTATAACAGATGGAAAGCATTGGGAGTAGGTACACCATGAAAATTGAGATTTTGGGGATTGATAGAACGAGTGCTATTGAGGCAGGTTCGCCGAGTATTACAAGAATATCAAAACAGCGTAGAACGTGTTCGATTACCTTGTTTGCACCTGCCAGTTCTTGGATAGCAGGAATTGGTCAGGACATAAAGATTTATGATGATGATTTGAATTTAATATTTGGCGGTAATATAAAAAATTTAGGTACTGAACAGTTATCTGCAGGTGATGGTAATTTAATTAATGTATTAACTCGTATTTATTCGGATGGTTATAATCATGTGGCAGGTCGCAGGGCATCGGTCGCAGGATATTCAACCAGTTATGCAGGGGTTATAGTTGAGGATTTAAGAGCTGATATATTAAATAAGGCAGGCGAGAGCGAAGGTATTGGGGCAGGTAATATTGAAAATGGTGCATATTATGAGCGATTTAATAAGCCGATTACTACTGTAAAAGATTTGTATGATGATTTAGCGAAAGCATCAGGTTTTAAATGGTATATTGACGATAGCAAGGATTTATATTTTGAGGCAGATTCCAGTACACCAGATGCGGCACATGAAATAATGTCAACGGGTAGCTTTAAAGATTTTCATAGCTTTAGGGTAACACAACAATTAGATGAATACCGTAATAGGCAGGTTGTGGTTGGCGGTGCGGACGCTGATAGCGGTTTAATGATACAGGTGGAAGTAGATAGCACCGCTCAAATAGCGGCACAACAGGCGTTAGAGGGTGGCTCATCGTATTCATCAGGGATATATGTCAATGTAATTAATGATGCTAATATACACAATACAGCCGATGCGATAATTGTGGCGAATAATGCCTTAAAACAATATGGGTATCCAGAGGGCATTTCGTTTAGAAGCTATCAAACAGATTGGCAACCATCGACTAAATTAAAAGTAAAATTACCGAAATATGGTATTGATGATATTTCATATTATTTAGTTGAGGAGGTTACCATCGAGAGGATGAATGCGAATACATTTATTTCGACGGTAGTGGCCACTAAAAGAAGTTCTGGGAATTTCTCATCACAGAAAACACCTGATGATGTGGATTTTATGTCTGATTTAGTCAGAGCGACAAAAGAAGATGATGTTTACAAAGTTGATGTATATGCACAGGAAGATGAACCGACTAATTTACCTGCCAACCGATTATGGGTTGATATTGATGATATGACAAGGTATGATAAAATTGCATTAACGGATGATGTTGTTCTTGTAACCACAGACCATGAATTTCTAACAGCATCAGGCACATTTGATGTTACTCTGCATACAGCAGAAGTTGAAGGAATAATAAAAGACATCTATAACAATGGTACAGGGATTATAACGTTGATTGGCGTAGTAAATGGTAGTACAGGTGGAATGTTATTATATCCGAATGAGGGTGTGCATCTAATCACAGACGGCACAGAGTGGAGATATTAAAATGTCTGATTTAGGAAAATGTAATATCATATTAATATGTATAATTGTTATATTAATATGTTTAATTATTAGAGGTGGGTTTTAATGGGTGTATGGAAAAGAGTTAGAAATATAAAAAGGTATTATGTTGAT